CTGGCTGTCGATTACGACGCAGCTGACGATACTACGTTCGGCTCAAAGGCACAAATGCTGCAGTGGGGTGGCGCAGTCGACGGAAACGTCTGGGACACGTTTACACATGTCTCGGACCCTGTCGATCTGCAGGCGATGGGGCCGTGGCGCGCGACGAATGAAACTCTGAACGAAGTCTCGCCTGAAGGGCGAATGACTTCCGCAGGTAACCTGTTTGTCGCCGCGACGGCCGTGTCGCCCAACTACGCGCTGTCGGCTTCGCCGACGCCCGTTTATCCGCGCCTCACTCTGGCGGAACTTTTCATTGACTATGAAGTCGAGTTGCGCACGTCTGTGCTGCATCTCGGCTCGACGTCCGCTGCCGAGACGGCTGACTTTCTTCTGTCGACCTACGTGCAGACGACGACCGCGACGGTCCCAACGGACCTGCTCGCGGGCATGCCGTCGCCCGAGATCGCAGTTGAGAATGGCATTTTGCTGGAACCAGCGAATGCTCAAAGTCGAAACGGCGGAACGGGCAGCACTCCGGCCATTCAATGGCTCGATGCTGCCTCTGGCGCCTTGGTCAATGGCGCGACGAACATCTTGAAGTTCACCAAGGATTTCGTTGGCTCCGTGGAATTTACAGACACCTACAACACTACCTCATCGAACGCGAACCCGTACGTGACCTCCGTCTACTCGACGGCGGATCCGTTGACGGTCCGACCTCTCATCCCGAATCCTCAAGCGCCTTTTGGCCCAGGAGGTGGCATCGCTTCGACGCCACAAACTGTGCCTCAGACGCCGCGGACGACGGTGATTGAATCGGGATTCGATTGGCAGCCTGCACTCAACACTGTGATCAGTCGAGTGCTCGCGAATGCGTTGATCTGGGTGGATGCGAAGGCAGGCAGTGCGATCTCACTGCTTGTCAACCCGTTACTTACGAGTTTTGCTGGCTATGCAGCCGGCAGTTCGCATTATCGGCAAGTTCGCGCGAACAAGAACGCGTGGACGGTCGATCTTCTGCGGAAGAAGACAACTGAAC